AAAATTCTTATTGAAATTGCTATTAAGTCTGGAAATTATGATGATGAAGATCTTACTGTAATGAGAGGTATTGCAGCTGAGATCACGAATCCAACTTATGATCATTTCGGTACTTTAATTCAATTCTTTGGATCAAACCCATCAGGACATCCTTTGACTGTTGTTATCAATTCAATAGTAAATTCTCTTTATATGAGATATTGCTATTATGAAATTGCAAAAGAGGAAAAATGGTGGAAGGTACCAAAATTCAATAAGGTTGTAGCATTGATGACCTATGGTGATGACAATATAATGTCTGTTGCTAAAGGCTACAATGCTTTTAACCATACTCGAGTCGCCATAACTTTGGCAAATGCTGGATTAGAATATACTATGGCAGATAAGGAATCTGAATCTGTGCCGTATATTACGGCTGCAGAAGCAGGCTTCTTAAAGCACAATGCTGTATATGATGAGGAATTAAAGCTTTATCGTGCAGTTATTGAGGAGAGTTCTATTCAGAAAACGTTACATACTCATTTGGAGAGTGATGTTTTGTCAGAGGAAATGCATTCTGCTAGTGCTATTACTGACGTGCTTGATAAATATTTCCATTTTGGAGAGGAAATTTATAATAAGCGCAAAAGTGAGCTAGAAGAAGTTGCAAGAGAGTGTGGCTTGGTTGGCTATGTTGGTGAGCTTAAAACTTACAAAGAACAAATGGTTCGCTTTTGTGAGAATTATGCTTGGCCAATGCCTTCAAAATACCAGGCCTAGGTTATAGGCCCGCGCTTGCAAGCGCGTAATAAATATGCCCTGCGTAGCTGCATGCAGGTTAAGTTGAAGACGCCAAATGAGGTAGTTACTCGCTTACTATAAGGAACTTCCTGCCTTTAAGTATGTAAAGAAAACTCATTTGATTGACCCTGCCAGTCGGGGTACCCCTATTTAGGGGAGGAGAGTTGAGACTCCAAAAAGAGAAGCTCTGTGTATACTTTTATGATGCGGAAAGTATATATATTTAAATAAATTTGCATTACTAACAATAATTATATATCTTTTATAATCAACTATATTATTAATTTTATGAAATTTAAGAAGATTCCAGAATATGTGTATGAATCTCAATCTGACACTATCCGTTCAACTCCTATGGAAGGAGATAATAAGGTTAAAAGCCAGACTGTTTCTTTTGCTGATGACGATGCTGGATGGGCTGTTGATATTGGCAGCTCTACAGATAGCACCATGAATTTAGCAGATAATATGAATTCTGACTCT